ATCATTGATTTGGTAGGTTTGGGCCAGCCGCTTGATTTGCCCGTACACTTCATCATATTCAATAACATCGCCATCGGTTAATTGAAGATGACCGCTGGCAACCCATTGATCGTACCGCATACGGTTGGAGCGTTCGCGTTGCTTCAACACCCCGCGAGGTGCCCAACAATACGGTTCAATCCAGATTGACCCATCATCAAGAGGAAAAGCCAAGACAAACGCAGACAAGTCTTGCGTGCTTGAAAGATCCAGAGCCCCGTAACAAGGCCGGCCGGCAAGTTCCGGTTTGGGTTGCTGGCAACGGTCCCAATCGTCAAACGATAACCATCTTGTTACGGTATCCGTCCATTGGCAAAGGTGAAGCCGCCGGAAAGCCAGTTCCTTGGCCGGACTCATGGCCGCTTCAGCCGCCGCTTGGGCCAGATATTCCGGCCGGACTGAAACACCGTACCCCGGATTAGCCTTGCGCCAAGTTGCTTCAAGCTTCCAATCGTCTTTTTCGTCAGCCGCATACAAGACCGGAAGGAAGCTGGAATCTTTGATTGACCCGTTCAGAACCCCGCGAGCATAGCCGTTCATTTCATAGCAAAGGCTTGCCCTATCATGGCCAGCGGTTGTTATCGCAAGAGTAAGCGGTTCAAGCCTTGCCGCAACCGAAGTTGTCAAGACTGACCACAATTCCCGGTTCGGTTGCGCATGAAGTTCATCAAATATAATGCTTGAACAGTTCATCCCGTGCTTGGTATAGCTTTCAGCGGACAAGGCCCGGTAACGGTTGCCCGTCTTGGTCACAATCTCTTTTCGCAATACAGTACACTGTTCCGACAATAGCTTGGAGCTTTGAACCATGCGCGCCGCAAGATCAAAGACAATGCTGGCTTGTTCCCGATCGGCCGCCGCTGAAACTATTTCCGCCCCTTGTTCGGAATCGGCCAAGAGTAGATACAAGGCAATGCCAGCGCACAAGCTTGACTTGCCGTTCTTGCGGGGAATCTCAATATAACTTGTTCGGTATTGTCGCAACCCGTCCGGCCGCAAGGTTCCAAATAGCGGTTGGATAATGTCACGATACTGCCAATCTGAAAGGCCGAAACTCTTGCCGGCCAATGGACCTTGGGTGTGAACAAGGCACCGTTCAAAGAACCTCTTAACCTGAAGCGCCTTCAGTTCGCCAGCAGACGGAGAATCGGATTTTGTTCGCCGCCGTCTTGGCTTGAGACTTCCGCTTGCATGTTCACCGGCAGCTTGGTTGCCCCCCGAGTTCGTGGGGACAAGTAAAGGCCCGTCAGGCAATCCCGGTACCGCATTTCCAGCCGCATAAGTTCCCCGTAGACCGGATTCATCGCCACTCCTTTGGAACCAGGAATCAGCGGTGAATCCAGTTCGAGCAAAACCCGCCTCAAATCGTCTATGCGCGCCGCCAATGAACATGTTAACAACACCAAAAGGTAATCGGCCTTGCCGCCAAAACCAACCCATTCCATTGCCTGAACAATCCAATCATAATACTTTTGTTCCGCTTCCGTAAGCTTTGGCCCGTTCACCGGTACAACATCTTTGCCGGTTGGCAATGGCCCGCCGGCTTTCAACCATGTTGAGCGACTGACCTTCTTTCCGCCACGTTTCATAAGATATCACTCTTTTCAAAACCAGTCGATCAAAAGAACTTACGAATTTGCGTTCTGGGCCAGAGGACGGTCTACAGCAAAAAAAAGCAAACTATTTCAACCCCCCTACCATTTATACACTTCCGCTTGAAAGATTCCGCAACAAAACTTTGATAGCATATTGAATAATCATCGAAACTAGAATCGGACTTAAGCTTGCAACGGGGTGACCGTCAGTCAATTTAGCTTCAACGTTCAAGCTTTCAAGAACTGAAACAATATCTTCAGTTGAACCATTGCTGAAAGTTGAACCGTAAACTTGCGGTTGGTTTATAAACATCTTGCCAAAGTAGGAAACAATTGCAATTGCCGAATCAAATACTTCAGCGTTGAAAGCAATTTGCCCCCTTGCAAACTGAAGCAATATACCAATCTCGCTTGTTGGAAAGTTCATAGTGTAACCCCCGTATCGTCTTTGACAAAAAAAGAACCTTGTTCAACCGCTTGCGCTGGCGCCGTACCGATCCAAGAAAAGTATACATCACCCGCTTTGGTTGCGGAATAATCATAACGATAAACGCCAACAGAAACTTTGGTAATCGAACTTGAACCGTAGATAAGCTTGGTTGTTGTTCCATCGCCAAAGCGCAAAACCAAAGTAACAACCGTTGGATCGGTTGCCACAGTTGCAACAGTAAAGTTGCCGGTCAATCTGATCAAATCGCCCTTGTCATAAGTTGTTGCCATTATTGCCCCAACTCTTGCGTTACAAGCAAATCCGATACTACAACATGCCCGACAGTTCCAGCCACGGCAAGAGCTTGACCCGCGACGACAGAACCTTGTTCAGCATTGCCCACGGTTGCAGAACCAACAAGGCTTTGGCTGGAACTGGAACCGTTCAGCAAAGAATCAGATATCTGAACCTCATTAGGCATATTTCACAACTCTCCACCCCGCCGCACCCGATCCATTATCAGTCGAATCGTAAACCAGATCGGCCCACTCATTCACGGTCAGCGCTGCGTGGTTGCCCGCGTGCAGATACATTCTGTTAGCCGATGTGCTTGCTGCGTCATTATGCTTAAGCGTCACCGTTGCCGTACCCACACTGACGAGCCTAATCATGCGCCCATCGACATGAGACCCGCCAGTCGGGGGAGCGATGCCGGTAATGTCCGATGCCGTGGTGCAGTTGAGACGCTGGAATGCCGAGCCAGTCAGGACGTAGTTATTTTGTGATGTTGTAATTGCTGCGGGAGTCGATGATGCAAACACCATCGAACCTTCAGTTTTGATATATTGTGTTGCGTATAAATGCTGCTGCACCGAGGAGGAGTTGCCGATGACGACTGTATTAGCACCCTCGCCAATGGCAAGGTAGCCAATCACAATACTGTTCGAATCGGAGTTGTTTAGACCTCTAGACGATGTGCCAATATACACACTATTAGCTGGTGTGGTTAATGCTGTGGAACCGTTGGCATGGAAGCGGCCAGCTTCGGCTCCGACAGCTACATTGTTTGCGCCGGTTGTAATTCCTGCCCCTGCAAAAGTCCCAACAATACTATTGTTATTTGCGGATGTAACGGCTACTCCCGCAGAATTTCCAACAAAAGTATTGCCGCTTGCAGTTAGTGCAAAACCCGTATGGTATCCGACACATACATTTTCAGAACCTGTTTTGCATGCGTACAATGCAGCCCTTCCTAGTCCAACATTTTTTCCACCGGTAGTAACAACTACCCCGGCAAGGTTGCCGAGCAACACATTTTGTGTGCCCGTTGTCATTGCAGTCCCAGCAGTGTACCCGATGCTTACATTTTCAGATCCGCTAGTAATTGCAGCTAACGCAGACACTCCAATCGCTGTATTAGTCGCAACCCCGCTAGCACCGAGTCCAACTGTAAGCGTGTCGATCACTACCTTGCCGGGCCCGCCAGTCGTTGCCTGCGCTCCTGGTGTAATCGTAATACTGCCACCAGCTCCGCTTGTCACCCCGTCAGCGGCTTTAATTGTGATAGATGCCCCGGCACCAGCACTTGCGCTATTAGGCTGGCTCAGCCCCTCAGCGACGACGGCAGCAACGGTTGCTCTGCCACTAGGTCCACCCGATGGCGTGACAGGCAACAGGTCAGTATCTGCCACAGTGCGCGCGTCTAGTTCGTCAATCCGCTTGCTAGGCATTGTCTACCTCACTGCCAAATCATGTAATCTGTCGAGCCGTTGAATAACAGAAAGTCTGTTGCACCCTGCCACAGCAAACCATCGGTTGGGCCGTCTGTGCTGATCACAGCCCCACTTCCGATGGAAATGTCAATGCTGATTCCTATCACAGAACACCCGCGTTTGTGGCCAATCTAGTGAGCGTTGCAATAATATCCGTCATGGTTGAAGCTACATCAGAATCAGCACTGGCAAGCGCCCAAACGTCTTGAATGTGAAAGTTGCGCCGCTGATCTCCAAGAATCCAGCCGGTAGGGCTTGCCAAATCTCTTCTTGCTGATCGGAACCACGCTTCAGCCGTCAACGGTTGTTCAATTCCATTGCCGGTAAAAACTAATGATTCAACAACCCAAAGCGGAAAAGTTTGTGCTGGCACGGCCGGAGTAACAATTGGCGTTGTTGCCGGAATATCTGCCATGGAAGCCCCCTTAATAAAGATTGATCAAACTGGTTGCGGTTGTGCTTGTGCTTAAGACGCGACTAACCCTTATCGGTAGCACCGTTCCGGCTGGAACCGCAACAAAAGTGACATTGGAACCGCCGGCCGCTGGAGTAACAACAAGATTGCCAGCGCCGCCAACGTAAATTCCACGGCTGATTTGTGGCAAGTCTGTACTATCGCTTGGAGTAATCGCAACAAGATTGTTGCCCGGTGCAGTAATGGATTCTGTCAAATTCTCAAAAACATCAGGCATTATACTACCCCAAATAAGCCGCCAAACTCTTGGCCAACCTAGGAATTCATCGGTTGCAAGTTCAGCAGTTGCCCGCCTTCAAGTAATTCTACAACGCTTTCATTCACTTCCGCAACTGATCGGCCGCAGTTTTAGCGGAATGGCAAGAATGGCAAAGAACCTGAAGGTTGTTCCTATCGTTGGTTCCGCCGCTGGCCAGCGGAAGAATATGATCAACATCAAGCCCCGGCCTTGAACAATGCCGACAAAGCGGTTCAGCCGCCAGTACCATGAGACGCAACTTTTGCCAGTTCGCACCATAGCCGCGAGCCGATGAACTTGGCCGCAGGTCCAAGCCCCGCTTTTTAGCGCGACCATTGCCCGGACGGTGAAAAGGAATCTTGTCTGCCATACTTCCACCCTTTTTCGGTTGTTCCCCCGTAGTGCCAACGTAGGGGGAATCAATCCGAAAAAAAGAAACTGATTGACCTTGACCGAAAAAAAGAACCTGCCAATCTTGCAGTACAATCAAAACTAGAAACAAGCAGCGGATTGATTCCCCTACATTATCATTACGGGGAACAACCGCTGGAGTAACTAGAACTAGAGGCAAAAAATGTTTATCTTGGCAACTATCTTTGCTATGGCCCAATGCCCAACATGACCACAAAAGCAATCAACACGGCAGTTGCCGTTAGTTCAAAACAGCAATCGTAATATCGACACAAGCAACCGGCCTTGGCAATGGATCAATCGAAATAAGTATTTGCCGAACAACAGAACAATCGTCACCGGCAAGAATGTTCCAGCGAACAAGCCAATCAAGAATCGGCTTCAATAAGTTGTCGATATCGCGACTGCCCCTCCAGCCATGACCGGTTCTGACAATCACTTCTATTGAACAAGGCTTGCTGATTGACGGCCTTGGAACTCTTGCCTGAAGAGCAGACAAATCACAACACGTCAACCATTCCCGATACTTTGCAGACTTGCGGATTCTTCCGTTCGATACTCTCCAAATAGAATTGACGCTTGGGGGAATTGGCAAGGTACAGGTCACGATTGCCATTGAAAGCCCTCATGTTGGATCAGACAAAAGACGATAGGTAGGATAACCACGGAGGTAAAGCAATGCGATTGCTCTTGATTGCCAGCTTGTTGTTCTTGTCCGGTTGTTCTTGTACGGTTGGAGTTCAGGTTCACCATGGCCCGGTAACACTCCAGGCAAATTTGACCCGCTAAAAAAAACAGCAAACCGGAAAAAGAGCCCTTGCATTATGTCCGCCAGCGGACTAAGATACTTGAGTAAGGCAAATGAGCCTTGCGCAGTTCCCAACACGGAGTTCCAGTTATGAATCACTTCTTCATCGTTTCAAATATCGGTTCTGGTTTCATCGGCATGAACGGCCGAACACCATGTTTCGATTCAGCCAAAGAATTTGCAACCCTAGAAGACGCAACCAACGCTTGCAACCATTGCAAGGATTTGGTTAAAGCAATCACAGTTGTTGAAGATCGCGATGATCTTTGCAAGATTGCCGCAAAAGAATTAGAAGAACCACGGAATAGCTTGTTGGTCGATCTTGTTGTTACCAAGATTCTTCACGGTGAAGATCGACCCCACTTTGGAGCCGATTGGCGCAAGTTCCTTGAAGCTTGCGATTGGCAAGAGGTTCTTCATGAATGCCGCCAAACATACCACATTGCCTTCATGATCGAAACGGACGGTTCTTGGGATATTGTGGACACAATCAAAGCCTTCACGCAAGAAGACGCGACGCAATACGTTGAAGAAAAGTTTGCTGGCAAAGATTGGTATTTGCTGAACCACGAACTGGAAAACGTAAACGGTTGATTCAGCCGGCCGCTTTCATCACCCCCCCTTGTTCACCGCACAAGGGGGGGGACTGAAACCGGCCAGCGCCCTTGGGTGGATGTCGATTTCTTTGTAATTCCATCAACAACTGCCAAGGGGCCGCTGGCTGGCGATTCAATAACCAACTGGAGTTCAGACAATGGAAAAACGATTATGGCTGGAAACGTACAAGGTATCGGTTTGCATGTTGAAGCATGCCTTGATCAAGCCAGCTTCCATTCGAGCGGTTCAAGCAATTCAGCATTCCTTGCCGTATGTTCTGGAAGCAATGCCCAACGGCAAGCTGATCTTTTTGAACCGCCAGTACAAGCCGCTTGGAACCGCTTCAGTTTGGAGCGATTACAACGAATACCCAAACCTTCATGTTGACCCTTTGGACCCGCTGATTCAGCCTTTGCTTTTAGCTTGTCCAAAATATGAAACGTTGTACCAGCTTTTCAGCTCAAACCCGATTGACGATATCAAAACCGCCAAGGAATATCTTGACCGGCTGGAACTGGTTTGGAAAGCGCCAAAAACTGACCGCTTGCTTTTTATACCCCAAGACACAAGAACAACGGCCGAAATGGCAATTATCTATCGAAGAATTGAAGAAACCGATTATTGCACACAAGGCCGCAAGGAAAGAGCTGGCCAACCATGACAACAAACCCAGTTCGAGCAACTGCCAGGGTTGCAACCCGCCGCAAAAGAGTTGCGGAAAGCTTTAGTTGCGCTTCAGAGTGTATTGGCCAGCTTGAAAAGGGTTGTTCCTTGTTCGCAATCACACGCGGACAATTCAGCATGATTGACGCCGCCTTGGCTTGCTTGGATCAAGTTGGCAGGTCCAAGATCAGCCTTTGGACTTGGACAGTTGCGGAATATGAAATCGAATGCTTGGAACGGTTGCGGATTGACGGAAGAATCAGCCACGGAACCATGATCATTGACTCTTCAGCACGAATCAAGAACCGTTCGCTGATCCAGCAATGGCAACGAACATACGGTTCGGAATCGGTTCGGTATGTTCTGAACCACGCCAAGGTATTCACGATTGAATCAGAATCAGGCTTCAAGCTTTTGCTAAGAGGTTCAATGAACCTGAACTACAACCCCCGCTTTGAGCAGTTCGATTTGACAGAAGGGGGAGCAGACTTCGACCTTGTTCGGGAGATTGAAGAATCGTTGCCATTGCTTCCCGATGATTGCAAAGGAAAAGAGGTTTACAAGGCTTCCAAAGTATCGGCCGCCTTTGACCCAGAACAACTTGAACTTTTTAGCGGAGTAAAAACTTGGGCCAAGTAATTGACGTTGTTGCGGAATTGCGCCGCGACAACAAGAACGCAAGAGATATCGACCTGAAGATTTGCGGGGACGCAATCCGCACCTATGTTGAAGCCGCTGAAAACGTTCAACGGAATGGCGCGATTTGCACGCACCCAAGAACCGGTTCGCCAATCGAGAACCCGTACTTGAAGATAATGGCAAGCCAAGCTGGTTTGCTTTCAAGTATGCGATTGATCAACACGGACCGAGTATTCAAGTTGTTGACAGAAGCACAAAAAGCGCCCCAAACTCTTGGGGAAACCAAGTGAATCAATTCTTGACCACGTTTGAAGCTGGCCAGTTATTGCAAGTATCGGATCGGCACGTTCGCCGCCTTTGCATTGCTGGCAAACTTAAAGCCAAGCAATTTGGATCGGCCAAAGTTGTTTGGCTAGTTGACCGAAAAAGCGTAATGGCCGCAGTTAAAAAAGGAAGTTCCAATGGATTGGAAGCAGACAAGCATAGGAAAAAACATAGCGCACTTGGACAAGATCCAACGGTTGGTAGGCGTTCAATGCACGGAAAACGCAACAAGAGCAATCTTGGAGGATAGCAAAACCGGCAAGACAACGCTTGTTGATTGCACACGCCCGGACGGTAGGCGAGATTGGATGGTAAAAACAATAAATATCGGCAACCTGAAGGTTGAAGAAGTTGATCCATGCCAAACCATGGAAACAACCCGAGTATCGGTGAAATTGCCACACGTTACAGCCGCAAGAGCGGACTTGCTGGCAACAGCCCGAGGTATTGACCGCGACACCCTGATTTGCCAGTTGATAAACGCCACGGAGGAAGGTTTGCTATGCGCGGACTCAGTTTAACCCGAAGAGTTGGTGAACACGTTGTTTTGCTAAAGATCAACAACCAAGGTGAAGAAGTTGTTACGGCAATCATCACCCTGATTGAAATTGACGGAAGCAGAGTTCGATACCAAATCCAAGCGGACCAGGACTTGAAAATCCGCCGATTTGAGGGGCCAATCCAATGAACCCCACACAAGAAAAGGCCCAAGAACTTTTTGCGGACGGCTTCAACCTTTTGCCAGTTGCTTTGGACGGACAAAAGCGCCCGGCTTCCATGGCCTTGCCGCTTGGCCAATGGAGG